GGTGTATATTATTTTGCACAAATATACATTTTATTTTATTAAAAAGTATTTTGTTTAATTATTTTATGTAGTTTTGCTTATCAATATTATTTCACAAAAACCAATCAAATGATTAAGCTAATAGTAAGCGGCCGAGTAGGTAATGATGCTGAATTAAAAACTGTAGGCGATACGACTGTATGCACCTTTAGTGTAGCGCACACGGAAAAGATATATGGCCCAACTCCTTCAGAGAAAACGATATGGACATCATGCAATATCTGGGGAGAACGAGGGCCCAAATTACAGCCACATATAACCAAAGGTACCTATGTTGTGGTAGAAGGATCCGGAACGGTAAATTCTTACATGCAAAAGAACGGGGAACCTGCTGCGATACTTAACTGTAGGGTTGCTACTTTAGAGTTTGGTGGAAAATCTGCTGCATCTACAGAAAGTAGTTCGATAACATCTACAGGAAATGTACAGCTACTTAACAATCCAGCAGTACAAGAATTGAAAACTAAACTAAACTTTGACGAAGAACTACCATTTTAACCATGACACCTGAAGAAAAAATAGCATACAACCTAAAGAAGAAGGAGTATCGAAAAAATGTATCTGAATACCAAAAACAAAAGTATTTAGAATATTGTCGAAAAAAATACAACGCGTTAACTCCTGAAAAGAAAAAAGAATTATTTGAAAAAAGAAAAGCATATTATCATGCAAATATAGAGAAAAAACGGGCATACCAAAGGGAGAGATACCACCTAACAAAGGAAAAGAAATCGATTGATTTATAGATGATTCTAGTGAGTGATTGGTTATATAGTGTTCTTCGTAGCAAGGTGATAAATGCCTTGCTACTTTTTAAAAACCAAAATTTATGAGCAAATACAAACAATTTTTTACCAACCATGCCTTATTGAAAGAAAGGATTGTTGAAATTTGTAGATTATTTCACAAGCACGATCCTGACCTTTATCCAGACATTCTTGAAGAAGATTTACTTTTTGTTTTTGACGAAAGACAAACCATTACCGTTATTAATTCTGAATTGATAACTATTGAAGATTACTGTTACATTGACATTGAATGGCTAGATGCTACCAATGATGAAATTGTAAAAGAAATATTGATACGTAAAAATTCGAGGGAAGAATATATTGCTAAACACAAATTGGAAAAAGGTAAATGAAAGAGGAAAGTAAAAGAGCTGTTTATTTTGCAGATACTAAAGTTTTCGTAAAGCGAATTATTGAAATTTTAGAATTGCATCAAAAATATAATCCTCAAAAATATGGTGATTTGAACACTAATTTAACGAAATCTTATGTAAGTCGTAAATCAATTACCGTCACTATGCAAGATGGTAGTTTTGATAAACCTTACTGTGAATTTCCCGTCGAATGGTTGCATCTTCCCGATGATGAAATTATGTTAGAAATTTTATTTCAAAGAGAATAACATATTGGTGACGTCAACGAAATGGTTAAAACAAAACAAAATGAGCAAACAATTTGAAAATTATATAGGAAGTCAACAACATTGGGAGGATAGAATAAATGATGACTATTATTACCAAAAACAAATGGAAAAGGAATTGCAAAAACAAATAGAAAAACAAATTTATAATAATTTACAAAAACAAAACACAATGATTTTAACACCCAAAGAAGAAGCACAAGAATTTTTAGCAAAATTTGAGCATGAAATATGTCTTACCGATGCCATAGAATGTGCTTTAATAGCAATTGAAAAAATATTGCAACTTGAATGTATTTATAAAGATTTTGATTTATTTCATTACTGGCAACATGTAAAAGAAGAAATTCTAATTATCAAAAACGATTAAAAACAAATCAAATGAATTTTGAAAAATTTAGAAAACAACATTTTGAAGTAGAAAAAAGGATTTGGGAGATACTTTTATTAATATATAAACACGATAAAAATAAATGTCCTGAATTACCTATGTTTTTTAATTATTCATTTGGGTGTATGTTAGTTCATTCAGAAAGTCCAAAATGGAGAACTAAAGAATCATGGGAATTAGCATTTCCATTTGAATGGTTAGAAATGTAAGACGATAAAGTTGTTGTATGTATTTTGGAAGCAAAAAACATAACGGTGACGTCAACGAAATGGTAATGAAGAATAAAAAACTACCTTACACCGAAGAAGAGTTGTTAATAATTACAAAGTTGTACGCAACTACACCGGCTAAAGTTATCGCTACTTGGATGCCTCATTCTTCTATTTCCATTAGCAAGAAGGCACATACAATGGGATTAAGGAAAGATAAAAAGTATTTAGGCGAACACGCTAGAAAGATAGCTTTAGCACAATGGCAAAATGAAAAAACAAGTAGCATAGCAAGAAATACCTGTTTTTATAAAGGTCATAAACCATGGAACAAAGGACAAAAATTGTCAAATGAACACATAGCAAAATTAACAGGTGTTTACAAAAAAGGTAATTTACCACACAATAATTTACCGATCGGTAGTATCAGGAATATCAATAAATACATTGAAATTAAATACGCTAATCACAAATGGATGTCTCTGGCTCGTTACAACTGGGAACAAGTGCATGGAGAAATACCTAAAAATATGTGCGTATTTAAATTGGATGGCGACAGGTATAACGATGATATTAGTAATTTGTGTTTAGTCACTCGAAAGGATTTAGCACAACTTAATCGTAAGTACAACAAAATTCCCCAGGAATTAAAAGAAGTTCAAATATTAGTAAACCAAATCAAGCAAAAAGCAAAATGAAAAACAAAATCAGCGATTTACGAAATCACCTATTTGTAGTACTGGAAGAACTTAGCGACCCAGAATCTAACTACGATTTAGAAAAAGCGAAGGTTATCGCCAACGTTGCCCAAACTATTATTAATTCTGCATCAGTAGAGAACCAATATCTAAAGATAGTTGGTAGTAGTCAGGGCAGTGGATTTATTGAGGAAAAGGGAAATGAGAATATTAAAAGTATTGGTGAAAAGTATTAAAAATTGTATATCTTTGCTTATCCTTTGGACGGAGTGATAGCTATCCAAAGGAACATGAAGCAAATCTTTGTTTCACCCTAAGCCAGTAGTCTATCACCTACTGGCTTTTTTTTTCTTATCATGCAAATATTAAAGGAACTTGAAGTCTTAATTCCACCGTTAACAAGTGAGGAATTTAAGCAATTAGAACGCAATATTCTTGAAGAAGGAATCCGCGACCCATTGGTGACATGGAACGGTATTTTGGTTGATGGACACAACCGTTACAGGATTGCAACGGAATACGACATTGATTTTGTGACAATCGAAAAGGAATTTACCGACATGAACGCGGTAAAGGAATGGATGATTAATAACCAATTTGGGCGAAGGAATTTATCTAATTACCAAAGAAGCGTTTTGGCTTTGCAACTTGAAGACGTGTTTCGGGAAAAGGCAAAGGAAAATTTAAAGATATATAATGGTAATCAATACGATGCACCTTGTCAGATTTCTGACAACCTGCAAAAAATTGATACAAAAAAAGAAATTGCAAAAATTGCCAATGTTTCACATGACACAATCGCCAAAGTAAAGAAGATTGAAGCCAACGCCACTCCCGAAGTGAAAGCAAGATTGAACACTGGAACAATGTCAATCAATGAAGCATACAAAGAGATAAAGAAGGAGGAGAAGCAAAATAATTTTGAAATAAACAAAGCTAATTTTGAAAAGGAAATTATTTCTACAAAGGAATATTTACCAAAATACTTTATAGGAAATAGTATTGATGTTTTAAAAAAAGAACCTTTAAATAAAATTAGCTTGCTACTTAGTGACCCTCCTTATGGAATGGATTTTAAAAGTGGATTTGATTATGATAAGAAATGGGATAAAATAGACAATGACAAGATAGAAGACACAATACCTATTTTGGATAGTGTTTTTTATGAAGCTAAAAAACATTTATTGCCAGATGCACACATTTACATTTTTGGCAATCCATTTGAAATAGAAAATATTAAGCCAGTATTTGAAAAATTTTTTAAACTTAAAAATATTTTAATTTGGGATAGAGAGGTTATTGGAATGGGAGATTTAAAAACTTATGGAAGGTCTTACGATATTATTTTGTTTGGATACAACGAAAAATGGAAAGATTTAAACGGAACAAGAGATAGGGATATTTTAAGATTTAATAGAGTTGCTCCAAACAATTTAAAACACCCTACGGAAAAGCCATTGGATATTTTGGAATATCTTATTAAGAAATCTAGCAATGAAGGAGAATATATTTTAGACCCTTTCGCTGGCAGTTTTACAACCTGCGAAGCCGCTATGAATTTAAATAGAAATTCTTATGGAATTGAATTACAAAATAAATATTTACCAGAATGGATGATGCAAAATTAAAACAAGGCTTTTTAGGAGAATCTATTGTTAGGCAGCTTTTAAAGGATTGTAAACAACAATTTGGGCAAATAGACTTAATAAGTTTTGATAAAAAAACTAATAAAATATATATGTATGAAGTAAAATATCAAGAAAGATTTAAATCGCCTCCTTTTGATGGGCACGGTTTGCCTCCCTATCAATTTGATTTTAGATTGAAAATTGCAAACCTTACTGGAATGATACCATTTTTTATAATAATTGAACCCGAAATAGATTTAAAAGGAGAGCAAATGATGTTTTACCAAAACATGAATATTTTAAATAGCCTTAGTAATGATAGAAAATTTATAACGGGAGGCGAAAAGAAAAGATTAATATTTCACATAGATTCATTTTCTAAAATGAAAGTAAAACAAGAAGGTAAATGAACAAGCTAAATAACAAAATCAAAGATAATTTTACTATTATCCCCAATGACATTATCCGAAACAAAAGCCTAAGCGACCGCGCTCGTTTTATCTTTTGTTACATGGCTTCTATGCCTGATGATTGGAAATTTTATCAGGGTGCAATGGCAAAGGAACTAGGGTACACAAAAGACACCCTTAGAAAGTATATTGATGAACTTTTGGAAACAGGATATTTGAATAGGGAACAAAGAAGGGAGGAAGGTAAATTTGATAGTTACGATTATACCCTAAATTATACACCGAGTGGTAAAAAAGCCGACACGGTAAAAAACGGTGACGGTAAAAAACCGACACGGCAAAAGTCGTCACTAATAAATAAAGACTTTAAAGAAAAAAAGACTATTACAAATATAGACTTAAAAAAATCTTCTAAAAATTCTAACGAATTTTGCCAAAATGAAAAAGAAATATATTTTGAGGATTTAGAAGAATTTCCAATTTTTGAATCAATAGAAATTAAAAAAAATGGAAAAGAGAAAGTAAATCCATTTGTTGTAGTTGCCCAAGTTGAAAAAGAAAGAAAAATTCCGGAAAAAGAAAGAAAGCCGAACCCAACCTATGAAGCATTCACAGTTTTCTGCGAAACATTTGAACAACTTTCTGGAGCCAATTATCCCACCGACCAAAATGGACATTACATCATGATGCCAAAAGATGCGGGAAATATGGTTTACTTAATGCGTTTCATCGACAAAATAGATAGAAACGGAAATAGCCATGAAGCATTAAAAATATTCATGCAAGCCGCATGGTCATTGAATGACAAATGGTTAAAAGCTAATTTTACAATAGCAAACCTTTATTCGCAAGCCTCAAAGATATTTACCGCATATCAAACAAGTAGCCCAGCCGCAAAGGATAAGGCTTTTAATGATAAATTAGCGGAACTTTTAGCCGAAAGAATGGCAAAATTTGAAGATTAAAAAACCAACCAATTATGAACAACCTACCAATGATTGCCAGCCGCGTAGAGGAGAAAATACAAGACGTGCAGCTTGTTATCCAGAACCGCGAACTAAGAATTTTTAAAACGGGGATTAAAGAAGCTATTCCCAAAATTACACAGGTATTGAACCAAATATTACCAGTGTACGGTATTGAGCCAAAACCAGAGCAATTAATCGAGCTCACTGATTTTGTAGCATCTTATAAATTGCTTTCTGTTGATGAAATAAAACTTGCTTTTGAAAAGTTTGCAAAGGATGAGTTAAATTTGAATGAGCATAAATTGTATGGGAAAATGGATCTCCATGCAATAGGCAAAATACTATCTTCCTACATTACATGGAGGCAAAAAATATACTACGCCATTGATAGTGATATTCAGGCAAAGAAAGAAGAAGAGGATAGGATTAAACGCTTAGGCAAAGTAGCCGAAGATTACGACAAAGACTTTGATAATAAACTAAAGAACTTTAATAAATCTTTAGATGAAATACCTATTTTTTGGTATGATGAATGTGTGAAAAGAGGGTATATAAATGAATGGAATGAAGGCGAAAAAGAGGCATTGTGGGAAGAAGCGCAGGAAATGGCACGCAACGAAAAGCCAGAATCAGATAGTATGATAGATAGAAAGAACCATCTACGGAAAATTGAGGAGGGTAATATGCCCAGGGCCCGCGCACTGGCGTATAAATTAGCCGTTTGGCGCAAAGTGTTATTAAGAGATTAATCGTTTGTTTTTTGTCATATACATTTGGTTTTTGGGTGAGGCATATTTTGTGCCTCACTTTTTTTATTTTTTTTTAATTATTTTATACAAAAAACATACAAGTGATATAATTTATTTGTATCTTTGAAAGGTCAACAGGACATAACGATTAATTACCACTAAAACACATTATCATGACAGCTTCAAAGAAAACAGCTTTACAAATTAGAAACTTATTACGCATCACAAAAAAGTATGCGGTTATTGGAGAAAACGAATTTCGTAGTGGTGCTGCAAGAAAATATCTTTCGGCTAACTATTATGATGATAGCACTTTAAATATTATTGATAATGGTTCACATTATCTTATTTGGAATTGATTTTACGCTTAATAATTGTTTCACAGGGCAGTCCCCCAACTGCCCTATTTTAAAAACCAAAATCATGACATCAGAAGAAAGACAAAAAGCAATATCAGAAGCATTTTACCGTATAGCTATATATGCCATGGTAACACACACGCATTCACGCGATGGACTACATAGACTTGAATATATGATGAATATTATAAATGAAATTCCTGTTATTGGAGATACAGATTACAGTAATTTTAATCATAGATTTTACAAAGGTATTCTTGAAGATGCGATTAGGTTAAATAAAGAGTTTAACGAGGATTTGGACAAAAAATTAAATAAAATATGAACGATACAAACCTAATGGTGATAAACTATCTTAATGATGTTTACCACATAAAAGATACATCTGTTGAAGGTGTTGAAAAGGCAATAGATGATATTTTTAATTTTGAAAATGTGCTGCCTCAATACAAATCTTTGTTTAATAACCTAATGGTTGAAGCTATTGATTTTGATTATGTGAGCGAAAGATTGACTTTTAAAAAAATGATGGAACAATTAGATGCAGAATAAAATGGAAGTAGCGAAAATTGGGATAACTCCCGCACAAATTGAAACTTTAGCGCAAGCAGGCGTAATTCCTGCTGGAACACCAGCCGCACAGGTTGAGGTATTTGCCGAAAGTTGCCGTCAACACGGTTTATCTCCCTTTAAAAAGGAGATTTATCTAGTCGCATATAACAGCCGCGACGGTATGAAATACCATACCATTGTTGGCATTGATGGTTTACAACAAAAAGCCGCACGAACTGGAAGGTTTGCCGGTATAGATGAAGAGCAATATAACAGAATGTCCGATGGCACTTACCAAACATCTAGCCAACTAAAAGCCGCAAAAGAAATGCCTATTTCTTGCACGGTCACTGTTTGGGCTATTGTTGGAGGGATCCGATGCCCATTTACTGCGACTGTTTTATTTTCGGAATATTACCCAGCCGTTTCATCGGGAAAAGATAGCTATTCTAAAGCTGCCACCATGCCATTTAACATGATAGCAAAGTGCGCAAGGGCAAAGGCTTTAAAAATTGCTTTTAGTGATGAACTTTCGGGATTACATATTGAAGAAGAAAAAGCGGCTTTTGAAGATGCTACTATACAGGCTGCGGAAGTTAAGCCAGCAGTAGGATTAGATATTGATGAATTAAGGATTAAAATAATTAGTTGCGGTACTTTAGAGGAGCTAACTATTTTATACAAATCAAATCCAGCACACAAAGAATACGCTGCCCTATTTACCGAAATGGCTAACGCTATAAAAAACAAGCCAAATGAATGAAATAACCCATCTTAGTTTTTCGAGATTAAAGGCTTTATCTCATTCGCCTTTATGCCTTAAAAGATACATAGAACAAACAAGAACATCCACTAAAGCAATGGATGAAGGTACGCTACTTGATTGTTTTTTGTTTGAAAAGGACACATTTTATGATAGGTTTTTTATCATGCCAGAAGGTGTAAAGAAGCCTACTATAGCACAAATAAATGCTAAAAAACCATCGCCCGAAACTCTGGAGCAAATAACGCTTTGGGAATCTATTCAAATGAAAATAGGCAAAAGAATTGTTATTACGCAAGACCAATACGACGATAGCGAATTTATAGCTGAATGCGTACGAAATAATAGTACGGTTGTATTTCAGGGCTTACTTCATCCGGATAACTTTAAATTTCAAGTAACCACCGATTTCTTTTATAAAGGATTTAAACACAAAGGAATCAAAGATGCCGAAGGATTAGACAGAAATGGTAAGCATGTTATTTGGGATTTAAAAAGAATGGGTGCGCGTTCTGGTGAACAACTTGTAAGAAGTCAAATAAGGCATAATCAATACGACCTACAAGCAGCTATTTACTGCCATAAATACGACATTGAAAATATACCGGTTGACTACTTTATTATTGCGGTTGATAATGAAGGATACGTTACTCCTTTTAAAATCTCCCGTGACGCAAGGGAAAAAGCCCGATGGCAATGGCATAGATTAATCGCTGCTGCCCACAGAGTAAACATGGAAGGTTTGGATATGGGCCCAGAATTTTGGGCAGATAGTGAAGGATTTTTTGAATTTTAAAATAAAAACAAATGGATAGCCAAATACAAAAATTTACGTCTGTAGAATTTTTTTATGATAAAGTATTGGAAGTTTTAGAGTATCACAGTTGCGAGCACATAGACATTTCCGATGCTTTACACGAGGCAAAGAAAATGTATGCCGAGGAAATTGCTAAAGCATTTGAAAAAGGCTACGAAGAAGGCGTAAAATACACCGATGGACTTATCAGCGATGAAAGATTCCCATTTTAAAAATAACCAAATGAAAGAGTACAATGCAAAGATGTTGGAAATTAAAGCATTTTGCGAAGAAATTAATCAATGGATCACCACAGCACCAAGTGCAGAACATTTGGATGAATGCGACGAGTATTTAAGGCAGTTATCTGCTTACTATTCTCGCTATACTATGATTAGTGGAATGAATGAAAGTATTTACGCCTACTTAATGATGACTTGTATAAAAAATATGCCAGATGAGGAGTACAAGAAAATAAAGCATTCATCTACTTTGACTGATTATTACATTAAAGGTAAATATCCAAATGCTACTGCTATCTTTGAGCAATGTAGAGCGGTTCAAAAGTTGCTAATCGTTACTTCCGATAATTATCGGACGCTTTTAAGTAGCTTTAGGCAGGAAAGGATTTTAGTAGGACACATGACAACTTAAAGAAATAACAAGGTAGTTCAGTGGTTTAGAACG